TAAACACACGAAAAGCCTTGATATATCAAGGCTTTTTCTTTTTGTCTATTTTTCTTTATTTTGATATTTGTGGAGAAAAAGTGCTCTGGGGGGCGAATAGGGGGCAAGCTTTTCACATATTTTGGATTGCACTATACACTTCATCTTTCATCTTCTTAGTAATATGTAAGTATATAGATTCAGTCACTTGACTGTTCTCATGTCCAACTCGAGCTTGAATTGAATAGAGTGGCAATCCCATCTCAGCAAGCTTCGAGATATGTGTATGTCTGAATATGTGAGTGGAGATGTTCTTGTCGATTCCCATGCGTTCTCTGTGAGCTCTTAGAAACGTGTTTAGAGCATGAATGGATATCGAGGTATGTTTGGATGTCGTGAAGATAAAACCTCGATTTTCGCCTTCTAATTCTTCAATTTGAGCAAGAATCTCGATGCATCTATTTGGGAGCGAGACCGAACGGATTGATGCGGTCGTTTTTGGGGAAGTGCTCGCATAAACATCCTTGATTTTTAATTTCTTGTATTCTAGCGTTGAAGATACGTGTGCAACGGGTGGATTTGAATCCAAGTCAATCTTGTCCCAAGTGAGGGCAAGAGCCTCACCAACTCGCATCCCTGTCATGTACATCCATTCGAAAAGCATTGCATATCTTAGATTGATTTTGCGAGTGTATTCAATCAAACGATTGTATTCGTCATCCTCCAAGAACTTGTTGGGGTTCTTCTTAGATTCTGTTCGAGCTTTATATTCGATGATGCATCCTTCAATTGGATTCGTCTCGATGTATCCATTTTTGACAGCATATTGGAACAACTTATTCAATCGTGACTTATAAGCCGATGTTGTTTGATTCGCTAGATTCTTTTGATAGAGAAGAAAATCAAAAAATCGATTCAAGTCTTGAGTTGTGATTGTAGCGATAATTCTCTTTGAATCAATGAATTCTTCAAATTCTTGGTATTGTGTCTCAACGGACAAGAATGTGGTTCGTTTTACGTTTTTCTTATATATTTTCTTGTATTCCTCTATGACCGTATGAATCGTTCGACTATCCATCACCACATTCCCAAGTTCTTTCTGAATGGCATTCGTAAGCATCTCTTTGGCTCTCTTCTTGGTCTCACGAGTCTTGTTGTTGAACGTAACGGATTTTCTACGCCATTTGTTATATCGTGGGTCATAGAACTTCTCGCAATAGCGATACTTGATACCATCCTTCCTATGTCGTTCTTCTATATACATATTCAATCACCCTTTATGATGCGTAATTAAATCTAATGTACTTAGAATTAGTTGAGCATTTTCTGAAACATTTTTATATTCTTTCGAATTACTTTTAATTGGTTTTTCAATTAAATAAATAAAGCAGCAAGGAAAATCGAAACTATTCAACGTGATTCTAATAGCTAGAGAATTCACTTTTTTTGATTGTTTTCTTTTTCCAGTAACTCCACCAACAACAGCTCCAGTCATTCCCCACAATCCGCCTGCTAATGCTGTCATGACAGCACCTCCGACAACAGCTTTCCCAACGCCACCAGTTATAACAATATCATCATTTTGGATAAGTTCATAACTAACTAAGTCATCAAACGAGAACCAATCTGTGTTTTTCTTTTTGTTCTTTTTGAAAAACGGATAAAAAATATTAGTAATTGAAATTAAAAGAAACTTAGATAAACAACCTCTTTTTTTAGAGTTAGGTACTACAACTTTATCTATTTTAAATTTTTTGTTTTCTTCATCGATTGTAATGTTCTCAATTTTTTTGAATTTTTGCATAATAACCCTCCTATAATAAAACTTTTCCGATTACAGATACTTTTTCAGCTTCAACAATAATGTCCTCGTACTTTAGATTCTCAGATTTGAGGATAACATTCTTTCCATCACGATATAGATACTTGCATGTAACTCCTTCATCTTCGACTCGAACAATAGCAATCTCGCCATCTTCGACCGTAGGTTGATATCTTAGATACACTTCAGAGCCTTTCTTGATTACAGGTTCCATTGAATCACCTGTGATTCGAACCAATTCATTCGCACCGTTTGGAACGATTGAAGAGGGAAGTACGCCCATTTCAGCATCCACATCATCTACATGTATCATGGATCCGGCAGCAGATTGACGACCACGGACAAGATAAACCACTTTTTCTTCTTGGATTCCATTTTGTTCATCTAATTGTCGAGAAGCGAATTCGTATACTTTAGTTTGTCGGTTTGAGTCTAGTTTGTTGTAGATATCTAACAAATCATTGTTTGATATTTTTATTCCTAGCAAATACTCAGAACTCACTCCAAGAGTGTCAGCGAATAAATTTATCTTATTGATTGGTAGTTGTCTGCTTTTGTTGAAATATCTTGATATGGAAGATTTTGGCAAATCCAATTTCCTAGCGAATTCACTCAAACTCCATCCTCTTTGATTGCATAAGTCGATAATAATATCAACAATTTCGGAATTAGTTCTCATGGTTTTTAAACTCCTTCTTTTGCTTTATTTATGCGATTATTATAACACTAATGTTCCCGAAAAGAAACATTTTTTTATTTTTTTGATATTAAGTGTTGACAAACGGGAACACCGATGTTATTATTAGGTCACGGTTAAGAAATTAGTCGTACAAAACAAGAAAAACAGTCACACAAACGCAACATACATTAGAGGAGGTGATGGAAGTTTGAAAAAGATTTTATTTAACCCTAACCGTTTGAAAGCTGAACGAATTGCAAGAAATCTCTCTCAAGAAGAGGTGGCGATTAAGTTAGGCAAAAATCGAACTTGGTTGGCAAAAAGAGAGAATGGGAATGTGGATGTGGGTGCTGATGATTTAGCAGCTATTGCGACAGTATTGAAAGTTGATGATTTGTCAATTTTTTTTACATAAAGCGTTCCCGAAAAGCAACGATTTAAGGAGGGAGCATGAACAAGAAGATTATTTCAAAAAAAGAATTCCAAGAAATGTATCCAAGATACAACACGGAATCCAAGTGGAAGACAATCGTGAGCCGAATCAAGAAAAGCGAATACGCTGATGCTTATGTACGGATCTCACGAAACGATGTGAACATCAACATCGAATTGTTCGAAAGATTCCTCGAGCTTGAAGGAATCAATTGGGCGAATCGATACGGGACCAAGATGACAAGAACAGAATTTGAAAGGAGATTGGCTTAGATGAGACGAAAGAGAAAAACAAGAGTACGATTCATTCCATTCATGAGATGGATGCTTCAATGGTACATCCTATCGTTTGGACTCATTATCGCAATGATGAGCATCGTGCTCTTAGTTGGAAAGGCGGTCGAGCAGCACGAAACAAAAGTGAATTTGATTAGAAGTGGACAATATGTGGAGCCCGATTTTCAAGACACATGGAAAACAAAGGAGGAAAAGAAATAATAATTCATGCCAAAACGAAAACAAAAAAGCCGATGAAACAATCACCGACTTCCTAAACTAACTAACTACATTATAAAAATAAAATAAGGAGAAATCAAACAAATGAGCGAAACAACTAAAAAAGAAGAACAATTCGTTCTCAAAATCTTAGAAGCAGTTCAAGAATATGAGGATGCTGACTTCAATATCATAGAAGCACTTGGAGTAATACTCAAAATGGTGATTTTTGCAAGAGGAACAGGGACACCAATGTCCGAAGTTATCAAAGATAACAAAGAAGAGTGGGGGATGAATGAATGACAGTTAAAATCAACAAACTAGAAATCGAGAATGTGAAACGTGTCAAGGCTGTCACAATCGAGCCTACATCAAACGGACTCACAATTCTAGGTGGTAATAATAATCAAGGGAAAACAAGTGTCCTCGATGCCATTGCTTGGGCGTTGGGTGGTAATAAGTACAAACCAAGCAAACCAGCTCGTGACGGATCCATGAATCCTCCAACACTTCGATTGGAATTATCAAACGGACTCATCGTGGAACGTAAGGGCAAGAATTCAGATTTGAAAGTTACGGATCCAAGCGGACAAAAAGCAGGTCAACAATTGCTTGATTCATTCGTGGAAGAGCTCGCTTTGAACCTTCCAAAATTCATCGAATCAAGTTCAAAGGATAAAGCGAACACGCTGCTTCAAATCATTGGGGTTGGAGATAAATTGTGGGAGCTCGACCGTAAAGAAGAGCGACTATACAACGAGCGAAGAACAATCGGACAGATTGCGGATCAGAAAAAGAAATATGCAGCCGAACAACCTCATTATCCAGAAGCTCCGAATGAATTAGTAAGCATTTCGGACTTGATTCACGAACAACAAGAGATTCTCGCACGTAATGGTGAGAACGCTAGAAAACGCCAAAACCGAGAAGAGATTCGCTCTCAATTGCATCTCTCAGAATCTCGCTTGAAACAATTGAAAGAACAACTTGCTCAAGAAGAAGCGACTCACGAGAAGCTCATGGGCGACTATATCGAAGCGAACAAGTCAATTGAAGACCTAGTGGATGAATCGACTGAAGAGATTGAAAACTCAATCGCAAACATCGAAGAAATCAATCGCAAGGTTCGAGCAAACCTCGACAAAGAGAAAGCCGAAGAAGATGCGAAGCAATACAGTTCTCAATATGACCAATTAACGAAACAAATCCAAGATGTTCGAGACGAACGCACAAGCTTACTCGATAGTGCGGACTTACCGTTGCCGGGACTATCTGTGGAGGATGGTGAACTCGTCTTCGAGGGGCAAAAATGGGACAACATGAGCGGCTCTCAACAATTAAGAGTGGCAACCGCAATCGTTCGTAAGTTGAAACCAGAATGTGGATTTGTTCTCTTGGACAAGCTCGAACAAATGGATATTCCAACATTGACCGAGTTCGGCAAATGGTTAGAGTCTGAGGGACTCCAAGCCATTGCAACTCGAGTGTCTAGTGGAGAGGAATGCCAAATCATCATTGAAGATGGCTATGTCGTATCAGACACAATCACACCATTCCAAGACACAGAACCAACGAACACTTGGAAGTTTTAAGGATAAGAAAGGAGAAATCACATGAACATAACATCAGGAATTCAAGCAAGAGCCCAACGTGTAGTGATTTACGGGACCGAAGGAATCGGCAAGTCAACACTCGCAGCACAATTCCCGGATCCATTATTTATCGACACAGAAGGCTCGACATCGAACATGGATGTCAAGCGTATGGACAAACCAACATCGTGGACGATGCTCATGAATCAAATCGCATTCGTGAAAGCAAATCCAACAGTTTGCAAAACATTAGTCATTGACACCATCGATTGGGCTGAATCATTGGCAATCGAGAATGTATGCTCGATGCATGGCAAGAGAGGAATCGAAGACTTCGGCTACGGTAATGGATACACGTATGTGCGAGAAGAAATGGGTCGCTTATTAGATAAGCTACAAGAATTAGTGGACATTGGCATCAACGTAGTCTTGACCGCACATTCTCAACTTCGCAAGTTCGAACAACCCGATGAGGATGGAGCATACGACCGCTACGAGTTGAAACTAGGGAAGAAGACAAGCTCTCAAACCGCTCCAGTAGTCAAAGAATGGTGCGACTTACTTCTATTCTGTAATTACAAAACAATGGTAATGACCTCAGAAACTAAGAAGAAGAAAGCAACAGGTGGACAACGTGTCATGTACACGACACATCATCCAGCGTGGGATGCGAAGAACCGTCATGGACTTCCAGATGAACTTCCAATGGACTTCGCTGCTATTGCACACATTTTTGAATCAAGTAAACAAAAAACTGTTGAGACTGTAACTCCTCAAAACGTGGGCGTTGGAAAAGTAGTAAATGAATCAAAAATTGAACAAGTGCCCTCAGTTGATGAAGTTATCCCAGCAGGAACGAGTGGAACAGAAACTCAAGAAGATCCGTTCCCTCTTAAAGAACCAATCAATATACCAGACTCTATTCCACAAGCATTGAAGGACTTGATGCTTCAAAATTCAGTCACTCCGAAGATGCTTCAAGATGTGGCATTCAAGAAGGGACACTTCCCACAAGACACACCAATCGAGAACTTCCCTCAAGAATATTGGGCGTTCATGGTTACGAATTGGGCTGATGTCTTGAAATCAATCGAAAATACGAACAAATAACAAAGAAAAAGAAAGAGGTAAATAATTATGACAGAATACAACAACAACTTCGAACGTGAATTTGGATGGGACGACACTATCCAACAAGACTCAACATTCATCTTGCTTCCTGTGGGGCTCTATGAGTTCACAGTAAAAGGCTTTGAACGACAAAGACATACACCAAATCCACAAAATCCAGGTAAACTCCCTGCATGTCCAAAAGCGGTCGTAAGTATCGAGATTGAAACACCTCAAGGGAAAGCAGAATTGAAACACAATCTATTCTTACACTCAAGCACAGAAGGAATGTTGTCAGCATTCTTCGGATCCATTGGACAAAAACGCAAAGGCGAACCATTAAAAATGAATTGGCAAACAATCATCGGAGCTCGTGGAGTGTGCAAAGTTGGGATTCGCAAATACAACGACAATGAATACAACGAAGTTAAAGCGATGTTATATCCCGAAGATGTGAACCCAAATCAAGTCTTGAATCGTTCACAACAACCAACACAACAATTCCAACAACAACAACAAGCAACTCAACAAACACAACAACCGTCTTGGGGTGCATTCTAAAAGGAGGGACATTGAATGGAATTACGAAAATATCAAGAAGAGGCTCGTGAGTCCATTCAACAGGAATGGGCAGAAGGTCGCAAAAAGACTCTTCTCGTCCTTCCAACAGGATGCGGAAAGACAATTGTGTTCGCAAAAGTAATCGAAGACCGAGTGAGGATGGGCGAGAGAGTTCTCGTCCTCGCTCACCGCTCTGAGTTGCTAGACCAAGCAAGCGACAAATTGTTCAAGTCAACAGGACTTCAAACATCGCTCGAGAAAGCAAGTTCAACGAGTATCGGCTCATGGAATCGTGTGGTCGTTGGATCCGTTCAAACCTTGCAGCAACCAAAACGCCTCGCAAAATTCGAGAAAGAGCACTTCGACACGATTGTGGTGGATGAGGCTCATCATTGCATCTCAGATGGCTATCAACGTGTGCTCTCACATTTCGATAGTGCGAATGTGTTAGGAGTGACAGCAACTCCCGACCGTGGTGATATGCGTAATCTAGGGACATATTTTGACTCGCTAGCCTACGAATACACACTACCTCAAGCCATCAAAGAAGGTTATTTGAGCCCAATCAAGGCACTCACAATCCCATTGAATCTCGACCTTTCAAGCGTGTCGATGTCACAAGGTGACTTCAAAGCGAGTGATGTTGGGAATGCGTTGGACCCGTACTTGGAACAAATTGCAAACGAGATGATGGAACATTGCAAGTACAAAAAGACGGTCGTATTCCTTCCATTAGTGAATACATCCAAGAAGTTTAGAGACATCTTGAACTCGAAGGGATTCAAAGCTGCGGAAGTGAATGGAGAATCCAAAGACCGTGCGGAAGTCCTCGAGGATTTTGAGAACGGAAAATACAATGTCTTGTGTAATTCGATGTTACTTACAGAAGGATGGGATTGTCCATCCGTGGATTGTGTGGTCGTGTTAAGACCGACTAAGGTTCGCTCGCTCTATTCTCAAATGGTGGGGCGTGGAACTAGATTGTTCCCAGGTAAGACACATCTATTGCTCCTCGACTTCTTATGGCATACAGAAAAGCATGAATTGTGTCGTCCAGCTCACCTCATCGCTGAGAATGAGGAAGTTGCAAAAGCAATGGTTGAGCGTACTGAAGACAACACAGGAGCAGAATTTGAGCTTCTCGAATTAGAAGAAATTGCAAAAGAAGATGTCACAGCTCAACGTGAAGAAGCTCTTGCGAAACAACTCGCTGAGATGCGAAAACGCAAACGCAAGCTTGTGGATCCGTTACAGTTCGAAATGTCGATTCACGCTGAAGACCTCACGAGCTACGTTCCATCATTTGGATGGGAGATGAGTCCTCCTTCAGACAAGCAGCTTCAAACATTAGAGCGACTTGGAATCATGCCAGATGAGATTGGCAACGCTGGGAAGGCTCAGAAGATTCTTGACCGCCTATCAAAACGCCAAAATGAAGGCTTGACAACACCAAAACAAATCAGATTATTAGAACGTTATGGATTCAGAAATGTGGGAATGTGGCAATTCGAAGCAGCATCTAAGCTCATCAATCGCATTGCTGCTAATGGTTGGAGAGTTCCTCACAACATCGATGTCCATACTTACCAAGGAGAGTGATTGAGTGGAAGACAACAACTTACTTGAATTATTAGAATACATCGACCCCTCAATGCTCAATTATCAAGAATGGGTGAATGTGGGGATGGCTCTCAAGCATGAAGGCTATTCGGCATCAGATTGGGAGTCGTGGTCGGCTCGAGATTCGGGACGATATCATCCCGGGGAATGTTACAGAAAATGGGACACGTTCCAAGGGACAGGCTCACCCGTCACAGGAGGCACAATCTTCCACATGGCTGTCGAACAAGGATTCAATCCTTCTCAAGCTCATGATGATGGGCGGGGGGTTCTCGAATGGGATTCATCCATTCAATATGACAACGACTACAAATTCGTGGACAAAGCGTGGATTGATGGGAAGGAGTTCCACGAGCCAAACAATTGGAATCCTGTTCAAGAGATTATTCGATACTTGGATACATTATTCCAATCAGACGACATCGTGGCATATTCCACTCAATCTTACGCTAAGACGAACGCCGAAACGGGAGAGATTGAGAAGTATCTTCCACAGCGAGGCTCATACGATAGAACCGCAGGAAAGCTCATTGACGAGCTTGAACGATGTGGTGGAGACATTGGCAAGGTCTTAGGCGATTACAACGAGAAAGCAGGAGCGTGGGTGCGATTCAACCCAATGGATGGGCAAGGAGTCAAGAATGATAATGTCGCAAGTTATCGATACGCTCTTGTAGAATCGGACAACATGGACTTGGAAAAGCAAAACGCAATCATGCGAGAGCTTGAACTTCCAATTGCAACACTCGTGTATAGCGGTGGAAAGTCCATCCATGCGATTGTACGCATCGAAGCAGCAAACAAAGAAGAATACAAGAAACGTGTTGACTACTTATACAAAATTTGTAAGAAGAACGGACTCAATGTTGACGAACAAAACAAGAATCCAAGTCGATTGAGTCGGCTCCCGGGATTCATTAGAGATGGCAAGAAACAATTCATCATTGATACAAATATCGGTCACAAGTCATGGGACGATTGGTATCAATACATCGAAGACTTGAACGATGATTTGCCAGATCCAGAAGGACTTAGCGAGACTTGGGACAATATGCCCGAGCTTGCTCCAGAGCTTATCAAAGGCGTACTCAGACAAGGTCACAAGATGTTGATTGCGGGACCTTCAAAAGCTGGGAAGTCATTCGGGCTCATCAATATGTCAATTGCAATCGCTGAGGGCTCGAAATGGTTCGGTTGGGAATGTACTCAAGGGAAGATTCTATATGTGAACCTTGAGCTTGATAGAGCCTCATGCTTGCACCGATTCAAGGATGTATATGCAGCAATGGGCATCGAGCCTCGAAACGTATCAAACATCGATATTTGGAACTTACGTGGGAAGACAGTACCAATGGACAAGCTTGCACCGAAATTGATTCGAAGAGCCCACAAGAAAGGCTACATCGCTGTAATCATCGACCCAATCTACAAGGTTCTAACAGGGGACGAGAATAGTGCGGATCAGATGGCTCACTTCACGAATCAGTTTGACAAAGTTGCGACAGAGCTAGGGTGTTCAGTCATCTACTGTCACCACCACTCAAAGGGTGCTCAAGGTGGCAAGAAGTCCATGGACCGTGCAAGTGGTTCGGGAGTATTCGCTCGGGACCCCGATGCCCTTGTTGATTTAGTGGAATTAGAGCTCACGGACGACATTATCCAACAACGATGCGACCAAATGGCTTGCGATATCTACAAGGATGCCATCAATCGCATGAATCGACCATATATGGAGCAATATGTGGGACTTGATGATTTAAGAAGTCCATATCAAATGCGTAATCACTTCGAGAAAGCTGTCGTGAACATTCAAGATAGATGGCAAACGAATGAGCTCATCAATCGAGAAACAAGCAAGATTCAAACGATGTCAGCGTGGCGTGTGGATGGCACACTTCGAGAGTTTGCTAAGTTCAAACCAAGGAATGTTTGGTTCAGCTATCCACTCCATATTGTGGATGAAACAGGAATCCTCGATGATATCGAGTTGGATGATTCCAAAACACCACCGTGGAAAAAGAACTTTGATAAAAAGAAACAAGACAGAAAAGAAGAACGAAAAATTGCATTCGACACAGCATACTCAGCTCTGAACGATGGAGTCGCTCCAGTCACTTCGGAGGCACTTTGTGAATATTTGGGCATATCTGAGAAGACTCTCAAGAGACGAATCAAGGAAATAAATGGGTATGAATTAGAGGGTGAGCGTGTCGTTCTCAAAAAGTAAATTCGGAAAAAATCCTATTTTTGGACAAGACAAACTCGGGGACAGACATCGGGACAGACAGGACAAAACACCGAGTTTGTCCGTGTCCACGAGATAAAAATAATTAACCTAAAAGGTGTACTTGGACAGGACAAACTCGGGACAAACTTCGACTTTGTCCACGGACAGACAACCTATAACCCTAAGAGGGTGTAATTGGGAAGTGTCCGAAGATTCGTCCATCGTCCATGATAGGAACAGAACAGGTGGGCTTTAGACTCCGCCCACCATGTCTGTCCTTTCTACCATGGACAAAAAGCAAAAATAAAAAATAAAAGTCTGTGTGGAATTTCACAAACTTAAAAGGAGAAAAAATATGGCACGTAAAAAATCAAGATTGTTGGAAGTCGGGAAAGAGATGCCACTCTTATATCATTCATTTCCAGATGAAGAATATGACCCAACTCAATCACAAGTCCTTCGATGGATTTCAGAACAGCCCGAACTCATGGAATGGATTTTCAGACAATTGAAGTCTACTGGATATGTTATCTATGAACCTCAATGGGGTGCATGGAGAGGCGTTGGGAATCATGATTGAATTTTTCATTCCAATGGAACTACCAACAACGACTCATCAACAAAAGCAAGTGACTTGTAGGAATGGAAAACCTCATTTCTATGAACCTCCTAAGCTCATACAGGCTCGAGCGAAGTATATGGCACACTTCTCTCACTTCGCTCCTAAAACGCCTCTACGGGGCTGTGTGAGGCTCATAATCAAATGGTGCTTCCCTCTCAAAGATGGAACATACAACGGACAGTATAAAGGCACGAAACCAGATTTAGACAACATGGAAAAGTTGCTGCTTGATTGTCTCACCGATTTGGGATTTTGGGAAGATGACAATAAGGTCGCCTCTAAAATCTCAGAGAAGTTCTATGCGGATCCACCTGGAATCTATATTCGATTGGAGGAGCTCGAATGAAATTGAATTATCACGAATTCATGAACAAGGTTGCCGATTGGATTGTGGAGCAAGAAAAAGTCGCTCAAAAGTTGGGCTTCGGTTCGGTTGAATATTTCAATTGGGTCTTCGAATCAAGTGGAAAGCTATGTGATGAATACGAGAATCATCCATTCGTAAAAAGACAAATGCTCATGGTATTCGAGCACATCGATGAAGCCTTCAAGAATCAAATCAAAAATAAGGAGAATAATTATGGCAAATCAAGTCGAAGGATTGAACGGGACTCGTTCAACTTACATGTATGAGCACATCGAGATTGTGGAGATTGATGGTGTTCGCATGGTTCGAAGATTAAAAGACAAGAAAATCATTGGACTCAATGCACCAAAGAAAGAAGTTCAAGAAGGAAGCTATCAACGACAACGCAGCAAGAGCAAACCAAGGTATCAAGATTCAGCGTTGAAAGAAGAACTTACTCAGTTCTTCAAAGATACAGGCATGTCAATTGGAGAGTTCGTCAAAGATTCCAATATCATCAATTATCATCTTGTGTGGAGCTTCGTTCACGGGAAAAATCGCATCACATTAGATGCTATCAACGAAATCAAAAGGAGAATAGATGTTTATGGAAGACATTAAAATCTATATGATTATTAGAAATCAAGAGCCTCACTTCTTATTCGAACGCATTGAAGACTATTCAAGCATGAAAGGATATCTCGCAAAGGCTCATCCAATCTACACACACCGATTCACGAAACACGTTGAGAAGGCTATGCACTTCCTCACAATCAAAGAAGCGTTGGACTTCATCCAAGCACACCAAATTGATGGTTCTATCATCAAGGACTTATCGCAAGAGAGACTTAAACGAAAAGCGATGTCCAAACAGTATCTTGAAGATTATGGAGATGTCATCACTTTTATATATAGCATTATTGGGAATTCAAGCGATAAGATGCTTCAAGCTGCTCATGATATGCACATTAGCGTGACATCGTTGAGTAAATTCATGCGAGATCCGTATTCGCTCACTTCTCAAACAAGAGACAAGATTGTGGCGAATATTACACGACTAAAGAAGGAGGACTAAGAATGAAAGAGAAAACAGAATTCGAAAAATTGATGGACGATGTTCACTACTTGATTGTGGCTCATTGCAAATACAAGGACATGTCGATGTATGACAGAGCTTTGAAGCAATTCCAGAAAGATATTAATTATGAACAGCTTGAAGAGATGAGCTATGATGAACGATTCGCTTTCTTGATTGGATTTGAAATCTCGTTGAAGGCGATTGATAATGCAATCAAATTAAGCAAACAATTGAAGGAAAATCCCAAAACTATTGAAGTGTTCAATAATATGTTGGGGATGAGTAAATGAAAATAAATATCAAGGATTTGATTGAAAAAGCTCGAAAAATTTATGGAGAGCTCGAGTTGGATGGTTACTATGGCGAGCAAGTTGTGATAAAACAAGATGAAAATCTATTTATGTACATATCCCCTTGGCTTTCGTATAGACAAGTGTGGGAATGCAGCAAACGGATCCTAGATTTAAAGGAGGATGAGTAGATGAAAACAATTAACGAAATACAAGACGATGGATTGGTATTTAACGAACAAACCGATTCTCAAATATACGTATCCGATTTAAAACGTGAATGGAACTCGTTAAATGAGGACGAGAGAAGCAGTTGGAGAACTTTAAAAGAAAGAACAATCAAACTATCGGCTGAATCTGTATTGAATTGGATATATGACTATATGGAACAGGATGGGTATGAAGACATGTTTGTTCATTTGCGGGATAACACGTCTGAAGAATTCAAACAACGAATGCAAGGGCTACTTGATGAAATTTCTAATTTTCCAAGTGCGAAAGTCTACGACATTGATGAAAACATCAATCCATTTGTGGATTTTGGGGGCGATTAAATGATTAAACCAAGAATATTAGATAAAAACCTATTAATTATGAAAGAACAGATTGGAACAGCAACTCATCAATTTAACGGTGAAACAATTGATATTTATAGAAGTCTAAACGGTATGAGCATCATTGTTGGATATAAGGGCGAATCTGTAATTTGGGATGTAAAAGACATGGCTGAAAAGTCGATAGAATTAATTGATAAACAGGATGAGGAGGGTTAATGGCATGAGGACGAATCAATTATGGGTAATTTTTTGGCAACTAATGACGTACACGATTTTTGTGTTGAATGTCTTAGGGGTTTCTCGAATCGATATCGTTGTTCCTGCAGTCACGTTATTTGCTGGAGCGATAGCTGGATTTCAAAGAGAGGAGAATGATAAATGATAACAGTTTATTCAAAGCCTAAATGTATGCAGTGTGAGATGACGAAGATGTGGTTGAATCAAAACAAGATTGGATTTGAAAATGTGGACATCGAAGCAAATCCAGGAGCGTTTGAGCTACTAAAACACTACGGCTACAGCTCACTACCTGTAGTAGTAATTGACGATGAATTTGATAATCCGGATAAAGCTTGGTCAGGTTTTCAAATTGATAAGTTAGAAAGTTTGATGGAATGATTATTTGGGCATTGTTTGACAGTGGAAACGGCTGCTATTATCAAGGAGTTAAAGAGTTGAATGAGGATAGGAAAAACATAACGGTATATTCTGTAGGATTAGACGTAGAAAACAAGAATAGTCATTTTATTAATTTGAACCTTGCAGATTATTCGTATCTGTTCGGTAACAATAAAATGTATGACACGTTAGATAGATTGCCTAAACCCGATTTAATTATTGCTAGTCCACCTTGCGAATCATGGAGTAAGGCATCAGCGATGGATAGGGGTAATGCTTGTTGGAAGCGAGAACGAACAGACGATAGCTTATTTAGCCCACAAACACCACTAAGTCCGTTCACGGTAAGAGATTATGCAGACTATGAGAAATACCAGTATAAGGCAGAAAATCAACTTGTAAAGCGTATCAATGGAGAATTATGCACATACAATCTAGTACAGATTATAAAGCGGTATAACCCTAAATATTACATCATCGAAAATCCAGCAAGTTCTAAAATATGGGATTACATTGATAGAGTGTTAGGATTCAAAATTCCTTACGATAATTTAGCGCATTATAACCAGTATGATAATTATCCAGTCCCAAAACCAACAAAATTTAAGTCCAATATTGAGCTAAAATTGAAGACAGGGAATAAACTGAGAAGCATTGATTTTAAACAGATACGCAGATACAACAATCGCTCGAACATTCCTGTTAGTTTAGTAAAGAGTATATTTGAACAAGTCTTAGAGAAAGAGAGGGGATTGAATGAAAGATAAGAAGATTGCTGAGATTCGATTTAGGGAATATCCATACTATGATCGAGAAATTACATCAAGAAAGTTCGATATGTTATGTCATAAAGAAGAAGATGTCAACGCGTGGATCCGTGCGAAGGGAACTAATTCGAAAGCAGCAGAAAACGAGCTCATTCGATTCGAGAGTGACAAGTACATTCAAAATCGTCTCTTTTGGAAACGATGTGTGGAAGAAACTCTTGAAGAGCTCGATGAGAAACAAAGAGAATTTGTCTCGGAATACTACTTCGATGATGTGTACGACTATCGCTCTCTTGCGAAGAAACACTTCACGAATAAGAACGTGATTATGCGTGCGTGCGATAGAGCTTGCAACATATTACTTGGAAAATTAGGAGAAGTTTAGAAAGGGACGAAAAAGCATTGCTGTCCCACTTTTAAAGTGATATATTGATATTGTGAAAAGGTGTAAGAGAACGAAAGCATCTAGTCATGTGTGAAAACTCCTTTTATTTATTTTTACCTCGGGACCTCCACGCCCGAGGTTTTTTGTTATCGTTAAATATAGAAATGAGGTGATGGAAAGTGACGAAAATGACATTGAAACAACAACGATTTGCGGATGAGTACATCATCACAGGAAATCTTTACAAATCAGCGATAGCAGCTGGCTATTCTGAAAAATATGCAAAAGCTCAAAGCCATAAATTGTTGGAAAATGTAGGGATAAAAAGCTATATCGATGTGCGACTTGCAAAGCTCGAATCTGAGAAGATTGCAACACAAGAAGAAGTCCTTCAGTATTTGACAAGCGTGATGCGTGGTGAGAAGACCGAACCTCTTTTGGTTCTTGATGGTGAAGGAACTCAAAAGGTTATCGAAGCGGTCCCGAACGTACAATCAAGAACACGAGCGGCTGAGCTTCTAGGCAAGCGATATGGAACATTCACGGATCGTGTGGATATCAACGCTCAGATTGAATCGAAGCCGAAGTTCGATGACATCGTGAACCAATTAGGAGGAAGTGGGCTCGATGAATAGCTTCCCACTCTCTCAAAAATACATCGATTTTTGCAACACGGTTGACAATGTGGATGCGGACTTCTTGGAAGGCACGACAGCTGCAGGAAAGACAACTGTGGGGCTTGGAGTCAAGTTCATGCGTATGGTCTCAAGGAGCAAGAAGAAGTTCCACATCATTGCAGCGAAGACGGTCGGTGTTGCTGAGAAGAACTTAATCAATCAAGACAATGGCATCCTCGATATCCATCGGGATGCTTTTTATTTTGGTAACGGTGATAAAGATTACAAGATTCCACATATCAAATTCGAGGATAAAATCATCTATATCCTTGGATACGATACGAAAGAGAAATGGCAACTTGCTCTTGGTGGGCAATATGGATGTGTGTACATCGATGAGGTCAATACAGCGAACATCGAATTCGTTCGAGAGGTCTCTGCTCGTAATGACTATCTGATGGCTACACTTAATCCCGACAATCCCGATTTACCCGTATACAAGGAATTTATCAATAGGTCTCGTCCTTACAAGAAATACGAGAGCGATGTTCCTCGTGAGATTATGGCTGACTTGAAAGAGCGACACAATCCAAAATGGAGATACTGGTTCTTTACGTTTAAAGATAATAAATCTTTGAGCGATAAGGACATTCAAAAGAAAATTGACTCGGTTCCACTTGGGACTAAGATGTACAAGAACAAGATTCAAGGACTTCGAGGTCGAGCAACAGGACTCGTCTTCCCTAACTTCGACAGTAAGAAGCACGTAATCACGAAAGCCAAAGCGAAGACATTCAACTATGTGATGTTTTCTGCTGGGCTCGATACAGCCTACTCTTCCAAGAGTCCTGATACGATTGCGATGATATTCCAAGGAATTACGGATGACGGGCATTTGGTTACACTAAGCGAGCAAGTCTACAACAATGCGGACTTAGACACGCCAATCGCACCATCTGACACGGTCGAGAGATTCATTGCATTCCTTGACAAGAATTCTAAAGAATGGGGTTTTTGTCGAGATGCGTTTATCGATTCGGCAGACCAAGCGACAATCACAGAATTAAATAAATACAAGAGACAATATGGAACAATATACAATTTTATAAACGCTTATAAGAAAACAAAAATCATCGACCGAATCAACCTTCAAATTGGTTGGATTGCTCGAGGATTCTATTTGGTCGTTGAAGATTGTGTGGAGCACATCAAAGAGATGAACTCTTATTCGTGGCAAGAAACGAAAGAAGCACCCGAAGACAAGAACGACCACACAATCAATGCGAATCAATATGCGTGGTTACCTTACAAGCGAATGATTGGACAACAGAGAGGAGAAGAAGAAATCGATGGGGCTGGTGAATATGATTAGAAATGGAATGAGGAGCTTTTTGAGAATTGAGAAAGCTCAACCAAGTGCAATCGTCATCAATGAAGAGATGACATTCGAGGACAATGCTGCAAAGAACCGAATTTGGTATCGTGGTAAGTCCTACGAATTGCAACAACTTTACTCTCAACTATCAACGACACGATTCAGCTTTTGGGGTGCACATTCAACTCCGGGACAAGAAATCAGAAAGATTCACACGGGACTACCTGGAATCATCGTGAAGGTCTTGAGAGATGCGGTGCTCTACGACATGAATGATTTGGAATTCGATGAATCCAAGTATCAAGATTTGTGGGAGGATATCGCACAGGATAACAACTTCAAGAAACAACTAAAAGAAGCGGTGAAAGATGCTCTTGTGATTGGTGATGGAGCATTTAGAATCTCGTTTGATTCGGATGTGTCTCAATACCCTATTATCGAGTGGGTAAGTGGTGAACGGATCCAAATCAAGAACAAGCGTGGACGATTGCATGAAGTCGTCTTTATGACTCGCTTTGATGAAAATAAACAAACATATACACTCGAAGAACATTATGGATTCGGATACGTTACGAATAAGCTTTATCGTGGCGATTCTGAATTGGATATTCATTCGACTGAATACACTCAAAACATCAACGACTTCACGTTCGACAAGCATTTGATTCTATGCGTACCATTTAGCATCTTTGAATCTGATATTGAACGAGGTCGAGGCGAATCCATCTTCGACAGAAAGACGGACTCATTCGATGCGTTGGATGAGGCGTGGTCTCAATGGATGGATGCACTTCGAAGCGGTCGAACAAAAGAATATATTCCCGAATCGTTGCTCCCACGGGACCCACGGACAGGAACATTCATGAAGCCGAACGCATTCGACAATCGATTCATCAAGATAGCATCTGACAGAGCTGAAGGAGCAAGCAACGAGATTACACTGCAACAAGCGAACATCCCTCACGAGAGCTATTTGGCAACTTACGTGACCGCATTAGATTTGGCATTGCAAGGTATCGTGAGCCCTTCTACGATTGGGATTGATGTGAAGAAGCTTGACAATGCTGAGGCTCAACGAGAGAAAGAAAAGACGACTCTATACACACGCAACACGATTGTTGAAGCGTTGCAAGAGTTTATTCCTCAATTAGTATCGATGACAATCAATAGCTTCAACGTGTTGAATCGTAGACCTATTGAAGAAATTACGGTGAATGTTCCATTCGGAGAATATGCGAACCCATCATTCGAATCTCAAGTTGAGACAGTTGCAAAAGCGAAAACAAGTGGCATCATGTCCATCGAAGCGTCTGTGGATGAGCTCTATGGCGATTCTAAGGACGAACAATGGAAGTCCGAGGAAGTTATTCGCTTGAAGTCTGAGCAAGGCATCAGCGAGGTCGAAGAGCCTTATCTCAACACGGACTTAGATGGATTCAGCGTTGAAAGAGGTGATGAACTTGCTAGTGAGAATCATGAACAAGAACTATCAAATGAGAACGGATCAAGCGAAAGCCCTTCTCAACATGAGTAAGGAATATTGTCCATTTGGAATCTATGCGGTCGAGAAAGAGAATCAAATTGAGATGATGAATTTGAAACCAACATCGAGAACTCAACTCAAGAAATTGATTCGAGAATATCGATTGAAAGGATTCAAGGTGTATTCGAATGGTTTATGATGTTAGTCGAGCATTTGAAAGAATCGAGAATGAATTGCTCGAGTCCATGACGAGGAATCTCAAGAAACACAAAGCGGAAGAAACTGAGCTTGGTATCGAATGGACTCAATGGCAGGCAATTCAACTCGAAGAATTACAACGATTTAAACAAGAGGCTGCTAAGAAGTACGGTCTCGAGTTTAAATCCATGAACAAGAAAATCAGAGAGACCATCGCAAATGCATCATTGCAAGGTGCGAGCGATGAGGAGCTCAATGTGTTGAAGGCACTCGAGAAAGGCTACGTTCTAAAGCGTGAACGTGGTCTTAGTGCTGGATTCTTCCAAACGAATCAAAAGCGATTAGATGCGTTGATGAATGCGGTCGAGCATGACATGAAGACAGCTCAAACCGCTGTGCTTCGATATGCGAACGACAAGTATCGACAAATCATCTTCCAATCCCAAGTTGCAGCAAGTTCGGGAGCCCTCACCTATGAGAAGGCTGTGGACATGGCAACAAGCGACTTTCTAAAGAATGGATTGAATTGCATCACGTACTCAAATGGAGCTGTCCACAACATTGTGTCGTATGCTGACATGGCTGTGAGAACAGCAAGCAAACGAGCCTATCTAATGGGCGAAGGTCAGAAGCGACAGGAATGGGGCGTGTCCACGGTCATATTGAACAAGCGATTCAATGCGTGTCCATTATGTATGCCATTTGAAGGGAAAGTCCTCATCGATGATGTGTGGAGTGGTGGAAGTTTTAAAGACGGACCCTACCCACTCATGAGTTCAGCGATGGCGGCTGGATTGTATCATCCTAATTGCAAGGATAAGCATTCGACATACTTCGAAGGCATAAGTTCGAAGCCCGAATCAAGGTACTATGAAGAAAAGCCCGTCATCAAGGAACGACAGCTTATTGAAAACAAGCTCAATCATGCTAAGAGACAAGCAAAGAGCTATAATCGTCTAGCAAAGAACAGTCTCGATGCTGAGAACCAAGAGACATATCGTGCTCGTGCTTCTGAGTGGCGTGGTAAGGTGAAGGAATATCGAGAACAACTCAATTCGTTCGAAGAAGCTCATGGATTGGAGTTGAAAGATGTTGAAAAATACGCAAAAGAAGAATATAATTATCTAGAAGAAGATTATTCCGAAGCGTTGAAAAAGTTTGGTAAAATTAACAAATCACAAGTAGAAAAAATTTATGCAAATTCAACAAGAGATACGGGATATATTGCGACAGGTAACTCGTTCGATATTAACAAAGCTTTCAGAAACAGAGAGCCGAATATATTGAGAGAAGTAGATTTGATAACTTCTAAAACGTTAGATGAAGTGATTAAATCTAACAAAACCCCTTACAACATTAAAGGCTTTAGAAAAGTAAATCTTGATTGGGTTTCTAATTTCATTAAGAATGCGGATATTCCAAAAACATACGATAGTATTCAAGATGTGTCTAATGCTTTAAATTCAATAATAGGACACCAATATGAAGAGCTTGGTTTTTCTTCGATTAGTGTCAATCCAAACATGAATGTTTTTTCTAATAGAAGAGTGCAATTGGATATTGAAATTCCAAAAGGGTCAAATGCTTACTTGACAATGAATGTGCAAGAAAGTGAACTTATAATGGGTAGAGGGACAATATTTGAATTAAAAGAATCAAGTGTTATTAAAGATGACTATGAAGAAATTCTAAAAATGACATTACGTGTGATTAAATAAAGGAGTGAGAAGATGTCTCTAGTAAAAGGAATACCAGATGTTGAAATGTTGGATTTTTCAAAAATGTCCAATGAACAACTAATGAAAATCACAATAAATACCGATTTAACATCTAAGGAAGAAACAAACGTGTTTTTAGAAGAATTAAAGAAAAGAAATCTTGAATACAACAAAAATCAAGCATCTAACAAATAGTTAGGTGCTTTTTTAATACCCAAAATTAAATAAACCCATTGAGAGTCACCCATCCGGAGGGTGGCTCTTTTTGGTATGTCCGAAGACATAAAACTACGAGGAGACACCTGAGCACAAAACTGAATACAGGGAGACACCCTAAAAACTGAGAGGAGGAACATGAAAATGTTCAAACACAAACTATTTTTCTTCGATGAATCGGCAAACGCTGGTGAATCAACAGCACAAGATCCGCAACCAAACTCAAACAATCCCGCTCAGAGTACTCCAGAGATTGATTATGAGAAGATTGCGAGCATTGTGGAAGGCAAACAAAAGGTCGCAGAGGATACGGTCTTGAAGAACTATTTCAAGAATCAAGGCTTGACAGGGGAAGAGATGGCTCAAGCTATTTCAAGTTTTAAAAGTCAAAAAGCCTCCGCCCAACCCGATGTGAACACCCTTCAAGAAGAGCTTCGAGTGGCACAAGCTCAAGCACTTCAAACAAGAATCGAGAGCAACTTGCAACTTGCAGCAATGAAGCAAGGAGTTGGCTCGAACGTGTTGCCATACGTTTTGAAGTTGGCAGATTCAACCAATCTCACGTTGGATTCTAAGGATGAAGACTATGAGGCTGTCATTGCAAAAGTCTTGGAAGACGTTCCAGCTTTTAAACCAGAAGCGACAGCACCAACAGGATTCACACAAGTCGGATCCAAAGGAGATGCAAAACAATCGACAACAAATGATGAACTCTTCAAGATTTTTGGAGTTTAGACATAAAAAAGAAAAGAGGTAAATAAATTATGGTATTAAAATACGCAGAAACATTCGCTCCAGCATTAGAGCAAAAATATTCAAAGGAATTAGCATCATTTGAATTATTCCAATCAAACAAACAAGTAAAATTCATCGATGCACAAACAATCAAATTACCAAGCATCACATTGTCAGGTTATAAAGACCATACTCGTGGTTCTTTAGGATTCAACACAGGAACAATCACTAATGAATGGGAGCCTAAGAAATTAGCTCATGACCGTTCAATCGAATTTGTAATTGATCCGATGGATGTTGATGAAACAAATAAAACTGTTTCTATTGGAAATGTTCAAAACACATTAGAGGAAGAGCAAACAATTCCTGAAAAAGATAGCTATGTATTTTCTAAATTATATGCAGAGGCTACTGCATACGCAGCAAATGGAGCAACAATCTCAACTGAGGCTCTTACAGCTGAAAACATTTTGGAACAATTTGATTCAGCAATGGAGAAAATGGACGAGGCTGGCGTTCCTGGTTCTGGTCGTCTATTATACGTTACTCCAAAAGTGAACAAATTATTGAAAGAAGCAAAAGACATCCAACGTGTGATGGGTGTTACTGGTGAAGGTTCAGTTAAACGCTCAATCTACGACTTAGATGATGTAAAAATTAAAGTGGTTCAATCAGCTCGCTTGAAATCAAAATACAACTTCACTGAAGGTTGTGTTGCTGCTGCCGATGCTAAACAAATCAACTTCATCCTAGTTCACCCAACAGCTGTCATCGCTCGTGACAAATACTCTTACATCAACGCTTTCGAACCTGGTGAAGATTCAAGAACAGCTGACAACTACTTACTACAATCACGCTTCTACATGGACGCATTTTTAGTGAAGAACCGTGCGAATGGTATCTTCATCAACGCTCAAGCGTAATCAAGGAGGAATTTGAATGTATACAGCAGAAAAAGACAATCTAGTTTATACAATTTCAGAAATTGAAAAAGAATACTACAAATCTAGAGGATTCGATATTTATGATGAAAATCACACTAAAATCGATTCAGGTACTCAAAAAGTAGATTCATCTACTTACAATGAAGCTCTTGACAAAATTGCTGAACTAGAGAAAAAAGTGTTGGAATTAAGCAAAAAAGGAAACCGCAAAGGAAACAACAAAGGAAACGACACGCCTGAAGAAGAATCAACAGAAGAAACGGGTGAGTAATCATGATATATGCTGATGAAGTGTTCTATAAGAACGAATATCTTGGAACTCACAATTCAGAAAATCTCAATCGCATCTTAAAGACAGCAAGTCAGCATATAGACACACTAACATTCAACCGTATTGTGGGAATGGGGTTTGATAATCTTACTCCATTCCAACAATCGGTCGTTCGTGAGGTGTGTTGTCAAATGGCTGACTTCATGATTGAAAACAAAGACTTAATCGAGACCGCTCTTTCATCGTACTCAATCAATGGAGTATCGATGAACTTTGGTGATTCTTGGAATGTAGTCACAATGAATGGAATCGCAATGAAGCGAAGCACATTTGAATTGTTGAACCAAAGCGGACTAACAAGGAAGGTGATTTGATGCATTTTCCAAGTTTAGTTCTTCCACAATTTTGCAAGACTCCAATTCATGTGATTGTCCAAAGCGAAGAAGTGTCGAAGGATGGCGAGCCTATCAAGGCATTTGAAGCCGATTTGCTTTGCAATTACCAAGACAAGGTCGTAACAGTTCTCACGGATCAACAAAAAATCGTGAAGCTCACGGGGTCGGCGTTGTTTAATGGCGATATTGCCCCCAATTTAGCGACTTTGAGTGGCGGGAGTGTAAATATCCATGGAGTGGAACGAAATATTGCAGACACACGAAAATCACGAAATCCGGACGGTTCTGTGAACTATACCTATCTCGGATTGGAGTGATGGACGATGATTCATGCGAATAGTCGAGTGAAGTTTGACTTCGGGGTCATTGGAAGGCTCAAGAAGGCTCAAATTCAAGCGTTGGAGCAAACTGGCGAGTATTTACACACCGAGATAGTAAACGCTCAAGTGGTCCCGTTTAGAGACGGTACATTGCAGGGTGAGGCGTTCTCAGTTGATTACTCGGGTTCGAGTAGTGGTCGAGTATCTTTGACCCACTCTACTCCATACGCTCGAAGATTGTACTTCCATCCCGAATACAACTTCAACACGAGCACGAATCCACACGCTAAGGGCAAGTGGATGGATGATTGGATAGAAGGTTCGAAACAAGAGGACATCAAGAAGGCTTATGCTGCTCTATACAAGAAAATTTCGGGGGTATAAAGATGATAACATTGGCAGAAGTGCGAGATTGGTTGGAATCCTTCCACGCAGCTCAAAATTACTACATCGGGAAACTCGACAATAAGAAAATGTATAGCATTGGAGTCTATCAACGAAAGACGAATGTCGAACCACGAATCGCTATTGGTGGGAGGGATTTGGCAAGCTATGATGTGAAATCGGTCAGCATCTTGATTCATCACAATCAAAACGCAAACGAAACTGAAAAGCGTGCGAACTACCTCTTCAACCAAATCCTAAAAGCTCAAAACGTGGTGATTGGTGATACTCCAATCCAAATGATTCGACTCTTATCGAACGAGCCTATTGATGTGGGAACTGATGACAATAACGTGTATGAACGTGTCATCGAATTAGATATCTATTACAGATTAGAACAAGAAAGTGAGGAATAAAAATGGCAGAAAAACGCACAGGGGTCTTCCCCGTTTATGAAAACCAATTCCAAGTGAATACAGGAACGAAAGATGCTCCAACTTGGACAGAAATCAAAGAATTAGAAAGCTTTTCAGTATCATTCGACAATGGTGTTGAAGAATGGTCTCCATTCGAACACAAAGGATGGAAACGTCGCTTGATGACAGCTAAATCAGTCACAATCTCAGTATCAGGGAAACGACACATCGGTGATACTGGGAACGATGCAATCGCTGCTATCGCATTGAAGAACGGACGTGATGCGGAAAAAGATTTCCAATGGACATTCCCAGACGGATCTAAATTAGTATTCAAGGAAGCAGTCATCAACATCAAAGACTTCATGTCTGGTGATAGCACAGCAGCCGCACCACTATCATTCGATATCATGTCAAATGGTAAACCTGAATATACAGCGGCAGGCTAAAAATCACGAAAACGAGTGGAGGGGTGAACATCGCCCCTCTTTTTTATTTGGCAAAGGAGGATAAAAATGCATAAAGCACTAATCAACTTCATCGATGCGGAAACTCGCAAGGAATACAAAGTCGGTGATGTATTCGATACAACAGGGATGACGGATGAACGCATCCACGAATTGACGACCGAACACAATCGAATTGGTGTTCCACTTATCGGTGAAGTAGAAGAAACAGAAACGACAGAAGTATTCACAACAATGAAAGACGAGGTATTTGAATAATGGCTAAGATTATCGATATTACAGAACAACTAAACTTTGAATCAAAACCAAAAATCAAAATTAAAAACGTAACCATCGAAGTAGATGATTCAGCTCCAACAGCACTCAAGCTCATGGAAGTCATGAGTGGGGTTGATGGGGATCCGACTGTTGCCCAAATGAAGAGTTTATATGAAATCATCTTCAACGAACAAGATCGTGTGAAGATTGAAAAATTAAGTTTAAACCTAAAAAGCTGGATGGCTCTCATTCGTGAGGCAATCAATTTGATTGTAGGAGACCAAGAAGCGGGGGAATAGGTGAGCCATATTACGACATTTTCGAAGATTGGGACTTGATGGTCTCATCATTTAGAACGCAATATGGCATCTCGTTCTATTCTTATGATTTTAAAGAAATGAAATGGAAAGAATTCAGAGCTCTAGTCTCTGGACTTTCATCGGAGACTCCTCTTGGACGAATTATCCAAATTCGAAGCGAGGACGACCCAAAGATGCTCGAATCGTTCTCTCCTGGACAACATCGAATTCGGGATGAGTGGCGAAATAAACGAGCAAAACAACGAACACAAGAAGAGCTTGATGCGGTTCTCAAGGAGCTTCAACAAGCCTTCTCTGAATGGTAAGTAAGGAGGTGGACAAATGGCAACTAAAATCGGCGATGTTGAATTGGGATTGGTGGTGAATCAACAAGGATTTACGAATCAATTGAATAGTATCCAATCTAAAGTCATGGGCTTTGCAAAGGTGCTCGCTGGTGCGTTTGCGGTCAAGAAGCTCATTGATTTTGGGTCTGAGGCAATCAAGCTCGGGTCCGATTTGAATGAGGTTCAAAACGTGGTCGATGTGGCATTCCCAAAGATGTCGAAACAAGTTGACGAATTCGCAAAATCGGCAATGTACGCATCGGGATTGTCTGAGACGATGGCTAAACGCTACACGGGGACATTTGGAGCGATGTCCAAGGCTTTTGGATTTTCCGAACAACAAGCCTATGAGATGTCCACAGCGTTGACGAGTTTGGCGGGGGATGTAGCATCGTTCTACAACATAAGCCAAGACGAGGCGTACACGAAATTGAAATCTGTGTTCACAGGCGAGACCGAGACATTGAAAGATTTAGGGGTCGTAATGACACAAACAGCCCTTGATGCATACGCAATGGCAAATGGATTTGGCAAGACGACCGCTGAGATGTCTGAGGCGGAGAAAGTGGCTCTAAGATTCGCATTCGTTCAAAGTCAGTTAGCTCTTGCAAGTGGTGACTTTGCAAGGACGAGTGATTCATGGGCGAACCAAGTGCGAATCATGAAATTGCAATTCCAATCGTTCATGGCATCCGTTGGACAAGGGCTCATCAATCTGTTCACGCCTGTGATTCAAGTATTAAACTTCCTACTCAGTAAGCTCTTAACTGTCGGGAACGCATTTAGGGCACTTACCGAGCTCTTGACAGGTAAGAAATCTCAAGCAGGTGGTGGAATACAAGAGACCGCTGATGCTGTCGGAAACCTTGCGGACAACATGCAAGGGGCTGGCGGTGGAGCTGGCGACATGGCTGATGCTATGGATGGTGCTGGTGGAGCTGCTGACAAGGCTGGCGGTGCTGCTAAGAAGGCAGCGAAAGAAATGAAGTCCTTGATGGGCTTTGACAAAATCAACAAATTATCCGAACCAAATGACGACTCTGGCGGAGGCGGCGGTGGTGGAGGAAAAGGCAAAGGAAAAGGCGGCGGTGGTGGAGGAGGTCTCCAACCAAAAGGTGCTCAAGTTGACATGGGCAAGATTGCCGAAGGAGACAACCAATTGAAGAAATTCTTCGAAGACCTATTTGGTCGAATTGGTGAGCTTTTGGCAAAATTCAAAGCTGGATTCGATGCTGCATTCCACTCCGAAGGTTTGGAACGCATGAAAGTGGCTCTTGAGCGAATCGGAGCTACCCTCCAAGAAATCTTCACGGATCCACAAGTCGTTCAATCGTTCAACACGATGCTCGATAAATGGGCATATATGTGGGGACAATTTGTTGGTGCACTTGCTTCTGTGGGAGTAGGAATCGGTGTATTCCTTACTGAATCAATTGCGAATGCACTAGACAATCACAAAGAACAAATCAAGCAAGCTCTCATCAAATCCTTTGATGCTCGTGGAGATATGTATGAAGCAGCTGGGAACATTGTTCAAGCGTTAGGTGATGGAATCTATAAGATTTTGACAAGCGAAGGAGCAATCAAAATCGGAACAGCAATCGCAGGGGCATTCATTAGTCTCTACGCTGATATTGAAGAAATCGGTTCTAAAATCGGACGAGATGTGATGAAAGCCATCGAGACGATTGTTACTAAGAACGCTCCTAAACTAACCCAAACAATCAACACAGCATTGAAGAATATTGCACCAATATTTGAAACACTCGAGAGAGCTGTCGAAGATGTTGGTTCGATGTTTAAACGTGTGTACGATAATAGTATCGGTCCGTTGATTCTTCAATGGGGCGACATGATATCGGGATTGGTTGGAACAATTATCGATGGATTCAACAATCATGTAAATCCAATTCTTGAGAAGGTTGGGAAAGCATTTAGCGATGTATACGACCAATTCGTGAAGCCTATGATTGATTCATTAGGCAATGCCATATCGAGCATTGCTGATGCAATTAGCAAATTATGGTCAGCATTAGAGCCTATTTACAACTTGTTAGCTAGTGCATTAGGTCCGATTCTCGGAGTTATTGCTGGTTTGTTAGGTGGTTTATTACTTTCTGCAATTGCTGGAATCTCAGTCGCATTGAAAGCTGTATTTGACTTTGTAAGTTGGATTTTCGATATGTTCGGAAATGCAGTGACTGCAATAGCTAACTTTGCAGATAAATTAATGACATTACTTCCCGAGGGATTTCAATTGGCATGGAATGACATTGTGTCCATTTGGAGCGGTCTAGGTCAATGGTTTGCGGATCGTTGGAATGATGTGATGACAGCTCTAAGCGGTGTAGCGACATGGTTTGGAAATATGTTCACTAATGCTTGGAACAGCATCGTGAATGTGTTTAAATCTATCGGACAATGGTTCAAGGATAGATGGAACGATGTGGTGAACGCACTATCAAACGTAGCTTCATGGTTTGGAACGATGTTCAAGAACGCATGGTCTAATATCGTGAACGTGTTTAGTGTAGCAGGTTCATGGTTTAGCGGTATTTGGGGAGGCATCAAAGCGGTGTTCTCTGGTGTGATTGAGTTCTTCAGAGGCATCTTCCAAGGAGCTTGGAACACGATTACGAGCATCTTCTCAACGATTCCAAATTGGTTCAGCAACATCTTCTCAAAAGCATGGGCAGGCGTTCGAGATGTATTCTCGACTGGTGGACGAATCTTCATGGGAATTACTGAAGGTATTCTCGGAACATTCAAGACGGTCGTGAATGGAATCATCGGAGGTATTAACCGAGTGATTACAATCCCATTCAACGGAATCAATGGAATCCTTGATGGGATTCGTGGAATCAGCGTGATGGGTGTGAGCCCATTTGCTTGGATTGGTAGAATTAGCACTCCTCAAATCCCAATGCTTGCTCAAGGGGGATTCGTTAAGGCGAACACTCCACAGCTTGCAATGATTGGGGATAACAAGCACTATGGCGAAATTGTGGCACCTGAGAACAAGATGCTTGCAATGGCTCGTGAAGCTGCTCGATTGTCTAAGGATTCGAACAGTAGTGCGGAAGTAGTTGCTCTACTAAGACAATTAGTTGCACTTGTGGCTGGAATGGATTTGAACATCGATGGCGAATCTGTTACGAGAAAGATTTTCGATATCGCAAATGAAATCCAACAAAGAACTAATCAACCATTATTAGACTTTTAGGAGGTGCATAGAGTGAGCGAAATTACAGTCAATGGAGTTGCTCTTGCATCTCCTACATCAATATCAAACAGCGATGAAATCATTTGGAGCTCGGGAACTGGTCGAAGTGCGAACGGTCTTATGAGTGGAGATGTCATCGCAAACAAGAAAACAATTCAAATTTCTTGGGGAATCTTAACTCAAGATGAATATAACGCCATTCGAAATATCCCAAGTGGATTCTTCAATGCGGTCGTGTTAGGTCGATCAATTAGAGCGTATCGAAGCACAATCACGGGAACATGTTTGGGAACGTTCAGCGATGGCATAACGTACTACAACGATGTATCAACATCGTTCATTGAGCAATAGAGGTGATGAAATGCTGGAAACAACTCAAGAGTATAGAGATGCGATTGTGTCTGATGTCCGAGTGATTCACGCCTCATTCACGCTCAACAATCAGACTTATGACAAAACACATCTAAAGAAAATCGAACATGATGCTTCCATCTCTGGAGGCTCATCGTTCGTACCTGGTGGAACATTCATCAATTCGCTATCTGTCGAGCTGAATCAGATAGTTGAAGGAATTGAGGAGATGATGCCATCGACAGCGAGCATCGGAGTTCAAACAATTGACGGTCAAGCGGCAATGTTGCCCCTTGGTCGTTTTTTTGTGACCGAAATCAAGCTCGACCGTAATTCTAAGATTACAAAATTAAAGCTTCAAGATGAATTCGTGAGATTGCTTGGACAGTACGATAGCAAACTCTCGTATCCATCAAGTTCACGAGAAGTCTTCCAAGAAATCGTGACGATGACTGGAATCCCTGTGAGTGATGCAATCAATCTCCCAGATGTGTCCATCAAGACCAAATTGGAGAAAACGACATTCAGAGATGCCATCATGTATCTCGCTCAATTGGATGGCACATTCGCACGATTCAATCGTGATGGCAAGCTTGACTTCATCGATTTGAAGGCTACAACGAAACAAATCACGAGAAGTCAGTATGGAGCTACTGGATTGGTTCGAGACGAAATCAAGTACAAACTTGGCTCGATTGAATGTACAGTCGATAAGACCAAGATTGTATCGGGGAATCGTTCGGGGAACAAGATGGTTCTCAAGAATCCATGGATGACTCAACAATTGCTTGATAGATTGTACAACAAATATCGAGATTTGAGCTTCTATCCTTACGAATTATCATGGCGTGGCGACATCGATACCGAGCCAGGTGACTGGGTGTCCATCTATTGGGGCTCGGAGAATACACGATTCGACATTCCTGTGTTCTCGCATCACATCACATTCGATGGTGGATTGAGTTCGAAGACCAACGCAAAAGAATCGGGACAATCTCAATCACAATACAAATATCGTGGACCCGTCCAAGAGAAACTTGATTACATTGAGAGCCTTACGACCAAGATTGGTCGCTTGTATTTGGACGAGGCTGAGCCTATCAATCCAAAAGAGGGCGACAAGTGGATGAAACCAAGTGGTGGATATGCCATCATGTATGAACGTGTAGATGGACAATGGGTTCGTAAGGTAGACACCGCTGATTTGAATAAAATCATCGAGACCATCACGACTGATGAAGTGATTGCTAAAAAGATTAGTGCTGGATTGATTCAATCATTAGAAATCAATGCACGACAAATCACAGCGGGCTCGCTCGATTTGAATCGAATCTCAATCACGAATGGCAGCAAGCCCATCATGGAAGTTCGAGATGGCAAAATCTACTTTGATGTATCGAGTGTCGAGGACTTCAAAAAGCCAATCAAGGAAGTCGAAGCAAAGCTTGAGATGAAGGCGGACAAGCTCATCACAGAAGACCAACTCAAGCATCTACAAGACCAGCAATTGGTGATGATGCAAGAGATGAAAGCGAAAGCGACTCTTGAGACTGTCTTGGAGTGGAAGGCTAAATATGAAGCATTCGTCAAGTCGAATGAGTCAGAGAGAAAGCAAGCACAAGATGACCTTGTGTCACTCTCTCAACGTATGATTGGTATTCAAAACGACTTAGGTTCTATGACAGCTATTTGGAACGCTATCGACCGCAACATGAAATTCGGGAATGAAGGGCTCTCAATTGGGAATCCACAAGGAGATAGCTCGATTCTTGTGTCTGACAATCGAATCTCGATGATGAGTGGTGGTCGAGAGGTTATGAGCATCTCGCAAGGTGTGATTCACATCGACAATGGGGTATTCACGAAATCAATTCAAATTGGATACTATGTCGAATCACAATACAATGTGAATCCAAAATACAACGTAATTCGATACGTTGGTCCGTAGGAAAGGAGGTAAAAAATGGGAATTCAATACTTCAATGGGAACTGGCACACTTACATTCGATATGAAGTGCGAACACTTTCCCAAGACCGTGTGGCGAACACTACGACCGCACGAGTAAGCTTATTCATTGGGAACGACCCCGGTGGATATGAAATCCAATTTGACCCAACCTACGGGGCATACATGGGTGTGCAGCTTGCGGGGCAAAACAAGTACTTAAAAATTGAGCATCTCTTCATCAAGGGCTCAGAGCGTTCGCTTGGAAGTGTGGACTTCACATTCACTCATGATGAAGATGGACAAGCAACACGCAAGATTCTCTTGTGGTCGGGGTCTACAAGTGGCATCAATTATGGTGGATGGTATTTGGGCTCAATCGACACGAGCTTCACCCAAACATTTGCTAAGATTCCAAGAATGTCGAAGGTCGCATCCGTAACAGGAACGAGAGAGCTCGGACAAGAGCTTACAGTCACGCTCGACAGAAAGGTCGAATCGTTCACTCACCAAGTGTGGTACAAGGTATGGGGCTCGGATTGGTACGATTTAGGAACAGGACTTGGAACGACAGTCAAATTCACACCTTCTCCTGAGAATGCACGAAAGAATGTGAACGTGGCATCGAGCACGTTTGATATTTGCGTTCGAACATTCGATGGTGACAAGCAAATCGGGATTGATGAATATAGCGTGGGATGGTATATCGGGCTCCCTAGTGGAACACAACCGAGACTCGAGACCATCGAGCTTGTTGATAAGGCAAAAGCAACCAAAGACATTGTGGGCAACAATACATTCGTTCAGACATTCTCCGAAATGGTCGGAACTTTCAAAGGGATGGAAGGCACTTACGGATCCACAATCAAGACATTCCATGCCGAGGTCGTTGGACAGAAGATGGCAATCACCTCGAATGGTGGCACATTCCCATTCTTCAAGAATTATGGAGATTACAATGTCGAAGCGTATGTCATCGATAGTCGTGGGCTCAAGTCCAATGTTGTGACAGTTCCAATCAAGGTGCTTCAATACTTCGCTCCAATGCTTACATTTGAAGCTGTGCGAGGCGGTGGCGACCAACAAACGATTGTCGTTCGAAGAACAGCCAAAATCGCACCTCTTATGGTCGATGGGATTCAGAAGAACCCAATGCGTTTGAAATTCAAAGTCAAACCAGCGTATGACGGATACTTCACGGATAACAAGGGTGGAGGAGTTGATTCGAAAGTCATCAATTCACTCACGAATTCGAATTCGGACTTATTTGGGACATTCGCTGCTGATAAGGCTTGGATTGTAGAAGGAACAATCTCGGATGCTTATGCAAGCTTCACATTCACCGCTCCAATCGTTGGTCCCGAAGAAGTAGTTCAATGTAGAACTCCAAAAGGAACTGGATTCGGGAAGATTTGGGAACGAGGCTCTATTGATGCAAAGGGTGATATCTATTCACACAATGAGCTCGTACAAGTCGGAAGGCTTACTCAAATTGATGGTAAGTCGATAAAAATGACAGGATCCGCAAACAACTTGATGAAGACTGGGATGTTTTATTCTCACGAGATGAGTGACTTACCTCCAAATCTAACAACATCCCAAAAATATGGATATATCCAAGTAAATACGCATCCAAGCGATGAAAACTACGTAATGCAGACATATACACCATACGATGCGAACGTTATCTATATGAGACGGAAAACGCCTGTCACAGGATGGCATCCGTGGGTTCAATTTACGCCTAGCGATGTCCCCATTTCTGGAGTTTGGAAAAATGCCACGTATTTGAACGGTTGGAGAAATTACAGCAACGATTATCATCCCGTGCAATATAAAGTGAACTCTGACGGGTCAATTGAGTTGCGTGGTAGTTGCAAAGGTGGAGATGTGACGCCATGGAAACATGCGTTCAAGATGGACTTACCGACAAAACTTGAAAAGCCAATGTTCATTAGAGGTATTACGAAAAATTATAACTTATGCACATTAAACGTGTATGAAAGTGGGGCTGTGGTAGTTGTACAAGACGTAAACAGCGATTGGCTATGCCTTGATGGAATCACAATAACAAACTAGGAGGCAAAATTATGAATTTAGAACAAGCAAAAACTCGCAAGACTCAACTTGAAAGTGAAGTTGAAGTCGCAAAAGAAGAAATTTATACATTTTCGATTGACAAGTCAAAGCTTGAGCAGCAAGCTCAGAACTTACAAGATAAAATCGAATTTAAGAGTCGAGACCTCAACACCAAACAACAAGAAATCAACACTCTGGCAACAGCAATCGAGGTCATGGAACGATGATGGCAGATTTAGAAATCAAGTTACTTGTAGAACATTTACACTCGTTATTCAAAAGTCCGTATATTCAAATTTTATTCTGGTTGATTTTCTTCGATGTAATCTCTGGATACATCAAAGCTTTCAAACTGAAAAAATTTGATAGTAAAACGAGTACAAATGGGCTACTCAGACACATTCTTGTTGTATTAGTAGTCACGATAGTTGCCCTATATGCTAGAGCTCTCAGTCATAGAGAGATAGGGATAACCACATGCCTATTTTTCATCATGAGTTATGTTGGTTCGCTGATGGAGAACTGGGAAGCGTTGGGTTTACCATTCCCCGAAACGTTGAGACCATACATCAACCAAATGCGAAAGAGTCAAGAAAAGAAATTCAAAAAAATAATCGAAATTGAAATCGAAAAGAAAGAGGATGAATGAACATGGAACAATTACAAGCAACAATCATCAATGGAATCGTGAGCGTATTAGTCGTATTAGTAGGACTAGCATTCACTGGCTTGAAGGGATTCATCGAAACTAAGGCGACAGAATTAAAAGCCAAAACAGATGCTAAGAACTACGAATTGGCAAAATCTATCGCTTCAACAGTCGTCAATGCTGTCGAACAAATCTTCAAGGATGTGCAAAATGCAAGTCAAGACAAATTCCAAGCAGCATTCGACAACTTAACAAAAGAGTTAGAAAAAGCTGGAATCAACTTGGATGATGAATCCAAGAGAGTATTGATTGAATCTGTCGTTAATGGATTCAATCAATTGAAGGAAATTGAAAGCTAAGAATACGGATCCACAGAGGGCTCATTGCGAGTCCTCTTTCTATTTTGAAAGGAGGAACGTATGGAGAAAATAATCAATAAACATTTAACCATTTCATCATCGAGTAGAGGCGTTGAAAGGTTAGAACATGATATATATAGCAAGGACAAAGGCACAGCGACATTCAAGTTCACGACCGATGAACTAACAGCCTCAAAAGTTCTTTGCTTATTTTATTTTAAGTACACGAAACGATACAAAACAGTTGAGGCTACAATTGAGGGCAACACGATTACAATTCCATTCGATAGCTCACTAATCACTACCGATGAGCCCGTTGTTGGCTATATCTATTTTGAAAAAGTAGAACAATCAATGGATGTTTATTCGTTTGTATTTAACGTAAGAGTGAGTGAAATCGATAGAGCTCAGGAAACACCACTCATCGAACGAACAACAGGGCGAATTGTGGATGTTGAGAGCATCGTGACTAAGCAAGAACTTGACGAGCTATTCGCCAAAAATAAAGCACAAGGCGGAACGTATGACGATAGTGGCTTGCGTGTCGAGATTTCGCAAATTTCGAGCAAAATTGAGGCTTTAGAACAAAAGACGGATAAAGACACCATCTACAATGACGAGCCTCTAAAACAACGTATATCGGCTCTAGAGAGCAAGCCCGAAATCGACACGAGCAACTTTGCAACCAAACAAGAACTACAAAACATTGTCTTAACACCCGGACCGAAAGGTGACAAGGGTGAAACTGGTGAGCGTGGACCGATAGGACCGCAAGGATTGACGGGACCAAGAGGGGCAGACGGTCAACAAGGCTTACAAGGTGTTCGAGGCGAGCGAGGTCAAGACGGACAACCCGGTCCAAAAGGAGAACGAGGCGAACCGGGTCCACAAGGTTTACAAGGCATTCAAGGGGCAACGGGTCCTAAAGGCGAAAACGGTCGAGATGGTCGAGATGGCGTGGGCATTCCACAAAAATTGAGCATCGCTGGGAATGTTGTTACATTGTCGGACGGTGGTGGAAGCATTACACTCCCAACCACAACAGCAACGCCAAGTGGCAATTCGGGGCAAGTTCATGAATACGAAATCCATGGGACAGGAATGCCAAATGGAAAGGTGACCGCTCCTGTTGGAACAACGTATGTCGATACAGCGGTAACAAGTGGAGCTCTCAAGTGGATAAAGAGACAAGGAAGCGGAAATCAAGGATGGGAAGTATTGACTGGTGATACTGGTTGGAGAACGTTGAATATTAAGTCTAAACTCGGAAACTCATATCTAAAAATTAGACGAAAAAATGATGTAGTTACTTACCAATTTGGTGGGCTTTCTTGGGGTTGGTTCGGCGTCATTCGTAGAGGTGGCGTAGGATACGAGGCACAAGGGAGCGACAAAGAACGAAATTGCTACATTCTAGGACTTGGTGGTGTTCCTGTTGGTTTTCGCTCTGAAGGGTCTTTAATAGGAAACATTTACAACGACAAAGGTGTGTCCTATGGTACTTGGTACTTGGGAGGCTATGGCGACAGTAATATGTTACGTTTCCAATTTAATGACCCCGTCCCAACCGACCGAGATATTGGCGACATCCGAGTGAGTTCGATTTCGTATCTCACAAGTGAAGCGTGGCCGGTAACATTACCATAATTTAAGGAGGAATATATAAATGGCAACAGTTAGAGAAGTACTTGATTTTATCGTCTCATTGGCGAAGATGGGACAAGGTGTAGATGCTGATGGCGTATACGGTACACAATGTGCCGATTTACCGAATTACATCTCATACCACTATTTCGGAAAGTGGCTTTGGGGCAATGCCATCAACTTGCTCGATTCTGCGAAAGCTCAAGGATTTGAAGTGATTTATGAAGGACCTGGAGTTGTTGCAAAAGCAGGGGACATCTTTGTGAAGCATTTCGTGGCTAGCGATGGCATCGATTACGGTCATACAGGGCTAGTCATTGAAGATTCAGATGGCTATACACTCAAGACCATCGAGCAAAACGTGGACGGAAATTGGAACTTTTTAGAAGTAGGTGGACCCGCTCGATTCAGTTCACGGTCTTATGATGGCATCGTTGGATATATTCGATTCCCTTATGGATCCGATACGAGCACACCAATTCAACGAGAAGGTTGGATTCAAGATTCTGTTGGATGGTACTTCAAGAACCAAGATGGCACATATCCAATGAACACTTGGAAGAAGATTGATGGAAACTGGTTCAGATTCGACAAGGAAGGGTATACCCTTGACAATAAATGGTATCAAGACGAGCAAGGTCTATGGTATTGGTTGAAGCCTGGTGGCTATATGGCAATCGGATGGCAAAACATTGGTGGCAAGTGGTACTTCTTCAATGATGTCGGAGAAATGAAAACAGGTTGGATTCAATACTTCGACAAGTGGTACTATTGCGATAACGCAAATGGGGACATGGTGTCTAAAGAAGTTCGCAAGATTGATGGTAAATATTACTATTTCAATGGAAATGGCGAAATGTTGGAACGTGCTGCTGTCTATGTAGATGAGAACGGTGCAATGCATTTCGAAAGATAAAAAATGAGCCTACCTTTCGGGGTGGGCTTTATTTTTTTTGCTCAAAATACATAACAGGGGGCAAATAGGGGGCAAAAAAATCGCTCGGGTCGTCATTAGTTGTTCTTCATTCAACTTGTGAAGCCTTCAAAAATACTATAATATCAATAAAAACACACTTCTTGGATTTTCTTGAACGTCCTATACTCCATCCGTAACTTACGTGGTAAAGCAGCACGTATCCAAGAACGTCGTCGTTAATAGAAAC